AGCTTCTTTTTTAAACTTACTCAGTTTTTCATCAGTTATTTTATATAAATCAGCATATTCAGTATCATTAGACGCTAATCTTTTATATTGATTTAAATCAAAAAAATACTGCTCAAAAATTTCAGCTTGAGCTTGGTTAGCAAAAAGATTAAACTCTTGTGGAGTTAAATATCCCCTATTTTCTTTGTTTATAATAGCAAGTACTTTTTGATAAACTGTATTTATATTAATCATTTTTTATTTTTTATTATAGTAACAGCCACGATTACAGTGGCTATCACTATAATCTGACTTTACTTAAGTCTTTTTTCTATTGATTTATATACTTCTAAACCTTCATCTGTTTTTAAGAAAGCTGTAAAGGCTGAGTAAGGATGCTCATCAAATGGTACTGTCATAATTTTTTTATTTGTTGACGCCCATTTAAATGTTCTTTGATCATCAGATATTTTTAATATTCCTAATTCAGCTGCTTTAATAGCCATATTCCTAATATTAATATCATCATCATTCGCTAGTTCTAAGAACAGTTTAGGATCATTCTTAGCAAATAGTAATAAATCTCTTTTTATTTCTTTAGAAGTCATATTAGATACCTCAGAACCAATGTTTGTTCTTACTATTGCTTCTGCTTGATCAATATCCATTGATTTAGCCGCATTTAGCGCATCAATTTCAAGTTCTATAATATCTAAATCATCTTCTGCTTCTTGTTCTGCGTCAAATTCAGCAAATACCTTTCCGTGATCCGGGTGATATAATGACATTAATTTTTGCAGAGTTTGTTTTTCTTTAGGTACAATTAATACACCGTCTTCAAAAACTATATGACCAAGTCTTGCGTCGCCTTTAAATTCATCAACGAAACAAGTTTTTTGGTTTAAAGTATATTTTAATTCTCTTTCATATCCTTTTTCTTTATCGAACCAAAATATGTTTTTACCTTTTATTGTGTATGTAAGCGGGCTTTTCCCGTTTATTAGATAGTATGATCTATCTTTTATCTCCCATTTAGGGGCTGTTTTTGTTTTTGTTGCCATGATATAATAAGATTAAATAATAAAAAAATACAAGAATTCCCGACCGAAGCCGGGATAATTCTCATATTAAATAAGGATTAGTTTAATAACATAAAGTTATTAGCACCTTGTACTACTAAACATCTTTCAGATAAATAGTGTACCTCCATTGCGTCTAGATCAGATGTAGTCGCACCACCTACAGAACCTGTAGTCCAAGACTTCATTCTTCTGTCGTCAGCTTGAGAAGCTCTATATCTAACGTGAAGGAATGGTCTTTTGATGTTCTTACCTAATGTTTGATCGTAAACAGTTGATGTTCCAGCAGGAGCTAATACACCTCTAATGTTGCCTATTGCGCCTCCTGTTACTACGTCGTTTAAGTATTTCCAGTCAGTTTTGTAGAAGTCATAAGAACCTCTTCTGAAACCAGAGAAACCTAAGTTAAGTGCCATATCTTCGCTGTTTGAGAAAACACCATAAGATGTACCACCTGCTCCATAAGAATTTTGACCCGCTAGCATATCGTCAATGTTTAATGCAACATCTCTGTTTACAAATAACATATTTTCTTCGATAGCACCTTGCGTATCTAATTTCTTAAGAATTTCATCGAAGTCAGCTAAATCTTCAGTTGCTGTGTTTCCATCAACACCTGCAGTTACGTGACCTCTATCTTCAATTGCTGCGAAAAGACCTTCAGTTCCACCAATTCCAGTTACACCAGCTGCACCAGAACCTGATACTGCTAATTCACCTTCTACCATTGACATTTCTAAGTAATCCTCGAATCTAGTTCTTGTATCACCTTCTGCCTTTAGGTACCATAGGTAACCTGTTTGACCGTTTTCACCTGTAATTTCTACCCAACCAATTTGAGAAGCATCAGATCCTGAAACCTCATACTTATCTTTTAAGATAATTGGTTTGTTAGTAAACGACTTAAAAGATGGAGTTACCGCACCTGTCATACCTGCAGTACCTTTTGCAAATTCTGAACCGATAACAAAAATTGTTACTGTTTCACTGTTTGTAAAAGTGTTACCTGAAGTATTAAATGCTGCTGCACCGTATCTTTTAAGTGTTAAAGTAGTGTTATCTGCTGCAATTGCCGACACATAAGCGTTGTCAATTTTACCAGATGAAGCACCTTTAATTTTTACTGTTTGTCCTACTCTTATTGCGTGTTTACCTGAGTTTGCAATTGTTACAACACCTGTTGCGATTACAATAGTACCCGTATACTTTAAGTGTAGTCTACCTTGCTCTGACCATACTACTTGATCTGAAGCCATAGGCATTTCAGCACCTACCATTCTTAAGAAGCTAGCGATAGATCTGTCTCCATATCTTTCAACTTCTGCTTCGTATAACTCTGGTAAGTATTGCTGAGACCAGTCGTTTGAACCACCTGTAAATGATAGGTAGTTAGTCGACAAAGTTTGCTTTACTGGAGCTGGAACCGCACTTAAATTGGCTCCGCCAGTAGGAGTTATTACTGCCATTTTTTTTTATTTTTTTAAAGTTATTGTCTAAGTTTAATTTTTAACTTTGAACTATCATCACCAGTAATCGCCCTTATTTTCACTCCCCCGGTTTCAACTGTGCCAGTTTTACGTGGATCCATATTAATATTTTTGGATTCAGCATTTAACTGTTTAATAGCATCAGCTTTACCTTGTTCGTAAAAATGATTTGCAATTGCATCTGCATTGTCTGCAGCAAATAAGGCTTTATGATAACCAGCCGCATCTTGTAACATATTATCTTTACTGATATACTTATCTAATACTTTTAATATGTCGGACTGTTTATCTTTTACCTGTTGTGCGTCTCTAACGTTGAATCTATATTTTTTGTCAGCAACTTTAAATTCAAAACCTTTGAACTCTTCATTGAAAACTTTATTAGACTCGGTGTTAAAATGCTCAACTTGTCTTTCTTGCAGCTTTTGCTGTTCTGATTGCTCAGAGTTGTAAGTATTGAAAAACTCAATAGCTTTTTGTTGATCGCTGGTTAACTTAGAACCCAACTTGACTTCCTCGTAGTATTTGCCCTTTAATCCTTCCAAATAGCTTTTAGCTTTTGCAATTTCTTCTTTATAAGCGAGTTTTTTGCGCTTAATATCTCTTGGTTCATCAACTTCTTCATCTACACTAAAATTATCTTCAATTAAAAAATCAATTTCATCTTTTGTAAGATGTGATTTAGTTTGGTTATAGTATTGATATAATAAAGTTGAATCATCGATGTTAGAGTAATCTTGATTAATTTTTACATAATCCTCCAACGTTCCACCAGTCTCATTCATAAAATCTACAACTTTTTGAATGTTTTCTGGTAATTCTGTTGCCGTATCCTGTGCAGTTTGTACAGCTTCTTCTATTTCCTGTTTTAACTCTTCAACTGGAGCTTCTGTTTCAGGTTCTTCTTTTGCTTCCTCTTCTTCTATAACTTCTTCTAAAGTTAATTGCTCTTCCTGCACTTCTGGTTCAGCTTCTTTTTCTTCCGTTTTTTCTTCTTGAACGGTATCTGTTTCTGTCTTTGGTGGTTTATTTAAATCCACTTTATAAACACCATCTTCTATAGATGTTTGTTTGCCAGCATCCTCAAGTACTTTTTCTTCCTTTTCAGCTGCTGTCGGTGTTTCGTCTACAACGACGTCTTTATTTTCTTCCATGATATAATATTATAAAAATGTTTGCAGTTTTTTATCTAGGCTCAAACTGCTCTAAGCCAAATCCACCTAAAGTGTCAAATCCTGCAGATTCAAAACTTTTTGGAGGTGTATTATTATTTCTTTGTGATATAAGTTCAGATTGCTGAGATGCTTGAATTTTTGTTCTTTCATCTTTTCTATCTTCTTTGTACTTCTCTTTATCTTTAATTACATTTAAATCAGCGTCTTTAAGCTGCATGTTAAACTCAAATTCTTTTTGCATTAACATTATTTTGATTTCAGCTTCTCTTTCTAATTTTTGTGCTTCTAATTGAGCTTCAACTTGTGCTAACTGAGCTTTACTTTCTGTTATAGCCTGTTGCTTTTGAACATCAGCTTGTGCGGCAGCTTGTGCTGCTTGTGTATTAGATTCAGTTTGCATTTGAATATTTTCTTGTTGTAATGCTCTATCTTGCTCAAATTTATTCTTTCTTCTTAGTTTTAATAATTGATTTGCAAGTTTAAGATTTTTAATTTCTCTAATATCAATTGCGTCTTCAAGATTAATTTGTTCTTTTTGAAGAGACATTTGAATATTATTTTCAAGTATTTGTTTTTGCTCTTCATCTGGCGCTAATTCTAAGAATATACCAAAATCATGAAGTTGTAAATACTTTATTTCCTCTAAAGTACCAACATTTGATCTACCAATTGATTGTATAAACGATTTTTTAGTTGGACTAAATTCTAATACATCTGATATTCTAAGTGATATAGCTTCTGCTGTTTTAAGTGTAAGATATAAACCTCCTTGTAACACGTGTCTTGTAGCTGTATTTGAATTAGCTGCTGCTAGTTTTTGTAATCCTACTAATGCGTTTTTATCTGGTGTTGAACCATCTCTTGCTTCATTCAACCCTGTTACATCACGCATCATTTGTAAATAATAGTTATATGAATTTATTAAACTATTTATTTTTGCATTAGAACCTGATGATTGTAGCTCTTGCACAGGTATTTTGCCGTGATTAAATTCACCGTCTTGTGTCATTGACCTACCAATAACCGATCCTGTTTGAAAATACATATTCAATGCTTCTTGCGCATTATAATTTGTACCATTACCTAAATCAATTTCAGCAATACCATCAGCATCTAAATATACACCATCTGGTACCATTCTCGATAATACCTGTTGTAACTTTAAATGAGTTATTTGAATCATGTCGGCAAATGTTGTCATTCTGCTAACAAGTGATTCAACTTTACCTTTATATATTCTTGGCGCAACTATATTATAACTAAACTGTGCTTTAACTGTATTTGACTTTGGTCTTGTCATGTTTTCAGCTAATTGCCATTTTAATAATTTTCTTGTACCAATAATTTTTGCACCCTCGTATATAACCTCAATAGTTCTTTTTGATTTTTCAAACCTTGATCTTGAATCTTTTGGTGGATCGAATGTGTCGTCTTTTTTAATTGCTTTAGATGCTCCTGTTGAAGTTTCTTTTATTTTATGTACATCATCTTTATATGTTTTGTACTCAAAATATAATACATAAGCATACGCATTATCTTCATTATCTTTACCAGCATATGATTTATTGTATAATTTAGCATTTGTTCCCTGCCCTTCTATATCTCTCCTTACATCTTCATCTGTTAAATGTGGAAATTGCTTTTTTAAATCAACAACAGATACTCTTCTTATTTCACCAACATAATATATATCATCAAAATATGGTGATTCAGTATAAGAATAAACTAAATCTGATGGATCTACATATTTAATATTAATCCCCTCTGAAGTTGTATATTCATTTTTAACAGCACCTATACCTAAAACAGCTATATCATAATCTAATCTCTTTTTAATTAAATCATACTTATTGTGGTCAAATACATTATTTATAGCTTCTTCTTCTGCAATTTCAATAGAATCTTTATAATTTAATTGCATATGTAATTGCAATTCTTCTTCATTTTCAGGTAATGTATCTTTATCATTTTCAAATAAATTAATATCAAATTCATTTAAAACAGACTCTGAAAATTGTCTTGTACGCATATCTTTTAATAAAGTTTCTACATACTTAGTTCTTTTTTGCACTGAAGCTGGATCTTGTGAATATGCTTTTATATCATATGTTCTTTCTGCAATACCGTTTACAACTATATCTACAAACTTTGGTATAATAGGTACAGGTTTCCAATCTAAGTTTAAATATGATAAATCACCATTTACAGATAATTCATCTTTATATTTTTGTATTGATTGTTCACCTCTAGCGTATAATCTTAAACGGTGAAAATTGTCTCTGTTAGCATAATACCTAGCTGTACCAGAGTCTCTTTTAAACCATTCTGATTCAACTGCTTTTGCAACTTCTAAACCAAACTTTTCACTTGCTTTNTCAGCATTTGAAACTGCTTGGCTTGGGAATATGCCTTTTGGTAATAAATCCATCTATTTTATTATTTTTGAAATACTTCCTTCGTTATTATATTTTTTAAAACCAAAATCTAAAACTTTTGTTTGTCTTAAATGTTTTGGTTGGTATAAGTGTCTATTACATGCCATAATTGCAAGCCCTGAGCTTATTGCGGCATCGTGCTTGGTTCTATTATTTATATTAAATTTAGACCAATCATTCAGTGTTGCATTGAAATATATGTTTCCATAACTTCCATCTTCTTGTAATCCTACAAATTTATCTATATAAGATTCAATAGCTGCAGCGTGAATTTGCTTTATATCTTCAGATGTATTAGGTATACCACCTATTTCTTTTTCAGCTGTAGATAATTTATTTCTTGTTCTATCTGGTCTATTCATAGAGTATCCTCTATACCCTCTTCGTTTTAAATAATACAACAATCTTGGTTTATTATTTTCTGCAAGAAGTGGCATACCATAAAATACTAATGCCATAAGTACATCTTCAAAAAATATTTCAGCGGTTTGAGGTCTTGCAATATATTCTAAAAAGAATGAATTGATTGGTGCATCTTCCATACTAAATACAGTTAATCCGTGTAATGCACCTTTTGAACCTCTTCCATCAGTTGTACCTGATATATCATAAGAGTCACATCCAAATGCTCCTATATGTTCGTTTCCTGGATACTTACCCCCATTTTTAGTTATTACATGGTTTTGCAAATTTAAACTAGGAATCCAAGATATATTAAACCTTCCGTTTAAATCTGGCATAAAAATTACTCTTGAATCTTTAATACCATTTTCCCATTTAAAGTTCCCTTTTGTTACAGCGCCAGATGTTAATACACCATCGTTGTAATCTATTTGTTCGTATATTTTTTGTAAATTAAATATACTATTTTTTGTTTCATCTCTGAACGCATGTTCTTCTGTTCTTGGAAATTGCCTGTAAAATTCATTTAATCCATCAGGATCATCTTTTAATCCATCAGCTTCATTTTCCCAATGCTCTACGACGCCAACATCGATTTTATCACCGTGGGGTCCTTCGACAGGAGTTCCGGGTGTATCGAATACAGGTAATCCAAAAGAATCAATGAATCCNTCGTAGTTCCATTCCATAGGTATGAACAAACTATATAATCCGCAGCTAGTCTGTCCATTGCGGTTTCTTTTTGTAACGTCTGAGTCATTGTATAATTTTTTAAAGTTATCCCCACCTTTATCTAAGGCATTTGAAGTAGATCCCATCATACACTTTCCTATAATCCTACTTCCTAGTCTCAGCGTTGTTTTAGTAACACGCCAGTTGTTTAATATGTTATCTGGTCTTTCCCATTTACCAGATTCATCGTGAACAAGTAATCTTAACTTTTCACCATCATAAGAGTTATCACCTGTGTTTTTCCAGTCTATTGTTGTATCGAGCCCTTCGAGCGTCCCTGTGGCGGACTTGGATGTGGTTGTACTGGTGATGGACTTTCTTGTGAGTTTGGATGCGGGGACACGGTAGGCCAGCTCTGTCTTGGGGCGGTCCATTCCATCTTGTATTGGTTTGAAGAAAAATGGGTAGTGGGTTGATATTGGTACGACCTTGTCGGTAAACATCTTCTTTGCATCTGCACCAGTCTTCGATAAGATTCCGAATCTAGCGTCGGAAGTGATTGTAGCTTGATTAACTGTTTCGCTGCTCGACATGAAGCTAAATCCAGACCGTCTATTCTTAAGGTAGCAAATTCCGTAGCATCTATTATCTGCCTTGCAAGCTTCCCAGAATATGAAGAATAATCTGTTTGCTTCTCGAAAGTCTGGGTTCCCAACATCAATTTTGGACCATTGCAAGTAATTGTAATGAGAGCCAGTGATATAAGTGTCAACCCCTTTATTACGGAACCAGTAACCTTCTTCCCTTCTAGTAAATTCTTTATCAATGTAATCATGCCACTTGTTTTTAAAATCTTCTGGATACGTTTGCCAGTCGAATATAGTTTT